GATGATGTTCGCGTCGATGCCGGTCTTCAGCCGGGTGATCGCGGTGAAGTTCCCCGAGTATGCAGCGGAAAGCGCCGCAGAGACCTCGGCGACGCTCTTGGAGGATCCGGCGGCGACGTCGAGGGCAAGCTTGAGTGCGCCCTGCGACGTCGTAACGTTCCCGGTCACCGTCACGAGCTGCTGAAGCGCCGGACGGAGGACGTCGTCCGCTATCCCAGTAGCCAGCGACATCGAGTCGATGAACTGGTTGACGTCCGTCGACCGGTAGCCCTGGTTCACGTTCTCAAGGCTTACTGCGAGGGACTTCATCGCCGCCTCGTCTGCTAACGCCCCCTCGGCTGCGCTCTTGAAGAAATCGGCGATCGCGGTGACGCTGAATGCCGCGGCGATCGCGCCGCCGAGCAGTGCCGTCGACTTGCCGAGGCCGGCGAACGCCGCGCCAGTAGCCCCAGACTGGTTGCCGAGAAGCCCGAGGTCATGCTGCGCCCTCTTGATATCTCGATCGCGGTAGTCGCCCTCAATGAGAATGTTGATTGCCATCAGCGTCGCCCTCCGAGGATTCGATCCGCTTTGCGTTCCGCATCGCGGATCACTGCCGCGACCTTCTCCTTCGCCTTAGCGACGACCGGCTTATTGTTCGCTGCCTCATTCAACCCGCGTGCATACTTGCGGCCCGACTTGTTGTTGAGGTTGTCGACGAATGACCGTCCACGGTACGACGACTGCTCGCCGTACCGTTTCTTCTTCGATCCGGCGAGCGCATACATCGCGCCGGCCGGCGACATCGTCGCGACCGCGACCTCGAACTTCCCGCCCGTCGACGCCTTCCTCGGCTGCTTCGTCACGACCTTGATCCCGGTGCGGACCTTCGTCGCGTTGTAGGAGAGATCCCTCGTCGTCGCGATGCCGGTCTTGCGGCTCACGCTCGTCGCCGTCCACTTCCCCCAGTTTCTCAACGGGGCACCGCTCGGAGTCTTGTCACGGACCTCGTCGCGCAGCACCTCGCCCGCCTCCTTCAAGCCCTTGTCGATCACCTTGAAGTTGTCACGATCGAACGCCTTCAGCACTGCGATAGCCCGCTGCTCACCCGTGATCCGTACTTTCATCACTTGGATCGCCTCCGTCCGTCGCCGTGCTGGGTATGACGCCACCGCAGGTAACGCAACATCGTGACTTGCATCCGATCCGACTCCGCCAGGATTACTGAAGGAGGAAGTCCGAACTCGTAGGCAAGGTGGCAGAGGATGAAATGGGTGGAGCCTTCTCCAAAGGGCGGATCTCCATTTGCCCCTCCGCTTCCTCGTCGTCGCCGACACCCTCCACGGTCGGGAGCCACTCCTCGAACGTGCGAGTGACCTTCCCCGTCCGCGTCAACGCCGCCCACGCCAAGAACCACACGTATTCCAGCCGCTTCCCGACCTGATCCGTGCCCAGGTCGTACGTCCGCTCGAACGCGATGGAGTCCGCGCCCGTGCACAGCGCACGCTCGACCGTGCCGTCCACGTACTCGACTTTCAGGGGGATTCGCTTGATCATCGCAGGTGATCCCTCCGGCTAGACGGTGCCGCGGGTGACGGTCCCGGACGTCGGCCACGACACGGACAGCGTCGCGAGATCCCCGACCGATGACGCGAACGGGGTGTACTGGTTGACGAGGCACAGAGCCGTGTAGCTCGGGTTCGTTGCCGACACGGTGCCCGACGTCGGAACCATGACGACAGTCGCGAGGGTGTTGAGGAGCGGGAACAGAACCGCATCAACACTCGATGCAGCGAAGTCCTGCATGAAGTCGAGCTGGAGCGTGCCATCCTTCAACCCGCCGATGCGAGTGCGGAAAGTACCTCCGAAAGCACTCGTCTCGACGTCAGTGGATGAAATCTCAAGATTGACCTGCGCGATCGACTGCGAGAAGTCAGTCCCGTTGATCGTGACTTTGTAATCTGTTGCGACGAACTTAGCCATGCCGAACTCCTTCTACGCGTAGACGATGACCGTGAAATCCGCAGTTAAGTAGATCGTATCCCCAATCGACGTTGATCCGTAGGCCGACAGCTCGGTGACGTGGAGCGTCTGCGCGACCCCGCCGAGCGTCCGGTCGAACTCGATCGCCGTCTTGATCGACCCCGTGCCCGTCGGTGCGCAGTAGCCGTCCATGATCGCCTGACCATTCCGGGCATCCGCCCGGCTGCTGATGAGGGTGACGGTGAACTGGTACTCGTCGAGGCCGCGCTTGAACGTCTTGTCGAAACTGATCGACGTCGGGAACACGATCGCCTGCGGCGGGGTCGGATTGTCGGGCTGGATCGCACTCGCCCGAAGCCCCGTGATCCTCGCGAGGTTCGTCGCCAGCCCGGCCCGCAGCGCCCCGACAGTCACGGTCATGCGACGCCGACGATCCGCCTGTACGGCTCGACCAGTGCAGCGACGTCGGGGTCGAGTGCCCGCGTCACTTTGATAACCCCAGCCTCTCCGAATCCTGCGACCCCGAGCGGACTTTGCAACCTGGTGAAGATCCGTGATGCTTGCAGGACGGTCGCCTGCGTGATGACGAGAGGATTCGACGTGAACCCGAACACGCCCCTGACGCGCACCGTAGCCTCACCGCCGGCCACCGGCCACAAGTAGTCCTGTATCGCCCGGATGCGCGTGTACGGCACTGCCTGCCCGTTGCTGAGGCCGTTGAGCGGCTCCAGCTGGTAGTCGGTCGTCTTCCACGTCGTGTCGAACACGCCGTCCGCGCCCGTCGACGACGTGATCGTGAGCGCCGTGCCGGCGATGTCATCAGTCTGGAGCACGTAGTCGTCGGACGGTGCGAACACTCGCGTGACCGTCCCCGAGGAGTCGAAGGTCCGCCCGCAGTAGCCGTCGATCAAATCCGAGGCCGCGACACGCGCCATCTCCAGCAGTGTGTCGTCCACACTGTCGGTGATCCGTAGAGCCGCCTTCACCTGCGCCAGACTCGCATAAGCCGTCATGTTTCCTCCACGAGGATCATACCGAAGAAATCAGCCGTTGATCGTGACCGACGGCCCCCGGAACCGATGACCTTCGAGGGCGAGGTTCACGAACGGATTCAGCGACATCACACTGACATTCATCGACCGCAGTTTCCTCGCGACCTTCGGGAGCTGCTCCTCCCACACCGCGAACGGCTTCGGATCACCTGGCGCATACCCGTCGACTGCATCCCGATCATCGAGGACACCGCAGTCCGCGCCCGCAAGGACGATGTACCGCGCCCCGAGATAGGCCGCGAAATGCATCCCCATATGCAGCGACGTCGGCCCGCACACGAGGTGATCGTCATGGGTCGGCCAGTGCTCCGCCGTGTCGAACGACGAGTACATCTGCGGATTCGTCTCCACGAAGAAGACGTTCGGCTGATCGGGTCGTGTCTTCGCCGGGTAGCCGATGCCCTGCTCAACCATCGGGACGATCACCGGGAGATCCGGGCGGGCGTCCGCGAGAATGTGCGCGTCTAGGTGGTAGTGGGTGACGGAGTAGAACTCGTCAAGCCCAAGCGCCTCCCCTGATCGGTTAATGCACACGACAGTCTTGTCTTTGAAGAATCCGGGACAAACGTAGTCGAGGGTCGCGCCGGAGCCGACGACGTAGATCGTCTCCCCTGCATGTCGCCGCTTGAAGTCCGTGTATCGCTCCGCCATCAGTCCCACGAGTTCGCCCTCCTCCGTTCGAGGCTCCAGCCACCCTGTCCCGGATTGGACCGCTTGTGATTCATGTACTCCGCATTCGACGCATAGGTGCGGTTGTTGATCTCTCCGAAGAACCCGAGCGTCGAGCTGTTGTGATGAATGATCTGGATCGTCGACCGGCGGACCTTGATGCCTTCGATCGCGCACCGCAGCTCGTAATCGTTGTCCTCGAAATAAGCTGGGTGGAAGCCCTCGTCGAACAGTCCGACGCGCTGCACCACATCCTCGCCGACCGCGAACGCGCAGTACGGCTGCGGCGAATCCACGAGGAGCACGCCCTCCCCGGCCTGCTCCGCGAACATCCGCAAAGATCCGGCCGGCCACTCGACGTCGAAGTTGCTGATCAGCCACCAGGGGGCGAACGGGGCCGCCTTGATGCCGAGGTTCCACGATCCGGCCACGCCCAAATTGGCCGGCATCTTGATGACCTTCGTCGACTGGACGTGCTCCACCGGCCAGCCGGCCGTGTGCCTGAGCGCGTCACCGTTGTCGATGATGATCAACTTCGCGATCGGGTAGTCGATCGTGTCGAGCATCCGTCGCAGGATCTGCGGCCCCTTCAGGATCGGGACGATCATGCACGGGATCACCTGAGTGCCTCCATCGCCGGGAGCCAGTAATTATTGAACACGAAGTCCGCCCCGTATTGGCTGGCGAAGTCCTGGGCGATCTGCGACCGGCCGCGCCCACGGGCATACGCCGCTTCCATCGCCTCGATGAGCGACGGCACCGACGGGGTGACCATCCACGCGGTCTGCATCGCATCCCACCACGGCTGACCCTCCACGAGCCAGCCGTCACCGAGCAACTCCGGCGATGCCGTCGTGTTGGTGCAGATGACTGGCGTGCCGCACGCCTGCGCCTCCACCTGCGGGACCCCGAACCCCTCGCCCATGCTCGGGATCAGTAGGCAGTCCATCGCCGTGTAGATCGCTGCGAGGAGATCATTCCCGACCCCCGACCGGAACACGTACTGGTCGACGAACCGCAGCTGGTCCGTCTTGAGGTCGCACGCGGCCGCCAGCTCCAGCAGATTGATCCCCGACATCGCGCCGCGGTCCTCCGTGTGGACGTAGAGGACGGCGTCGGGGTGATGCTTCGCGAACATCGCGAACGCCAAGAATGTCTCCGGGAATGACTTGCGATTCGGCACCATGCCCTTGTTCGCGCTAACCATCCCGAACACGAAGCGGTCCTCGTCGATCCCCATGAACTCCCGGCCCGTCAACTCCTTGCCGCCCGCCGTGATGCTCGGGGTCGGCCTGAAGATCGGGTCGATGC